CATAATACTTCCATCATCTGGCTTAATCACCAGACGAGAGGGATCCTGTCCGAAGAAGTTATAGGCAGCACCAACCACAGAAGCTCGGCCATTAGCCAAGTCACCGGGGGTAACATTGCCGCTATTGGTAAGCGCTTGGCCGAGATCGAACATCCCGGTCTTGTATCCTAAATTAGTATTACTCTGGTCGTAGGACGCAGAGATAGACGTTAGCTTCTGGTTCGTTGCGGCGAGCGTAGTTGCGAATAACTTGAAAGCCTTGTCTTCTGGATCCAGCATGGACATCTGGTCGTTAAGGTACCGAGATGCCGTGACCATATCCATTTTGGAAGTAGCCTGAGTTACGTTATGGATGATATCATTTTGGTAGGCATCATATTCCTTGCCTTCCATATCAGCCATCATCGTGTTAAAACGCTTAGCAGTCTTTGAGTGAGGACGGTACTCTTGGAGCCGCGTCCACTCAGCCATCTTCTTGGGATTACCTGAGACGGTACGACTGTACTCAGCGAGTTCAGTTTCCCAGTCATTCTGTCGCTTCTGAGCGACTCGAGTTTCCCATTCATCAAACTGCTTAACACCACGTTCAACTCCTTGGAAGGCACCCTGCAGAGCCGTGTATAGGCCACTACCATCATCGATGATACGAGCCTGCTGGCCAATCTGGATACCTGAAGGAGCCGCACTACCGGCGACATTACGTGAGGAACCACCGGTGCTATATACACCTGATGTTCCCTGTGGGGTAATTTGACTACCCTGTAGCGGACCAAGATTCTTTCCGCGTGATCGTTTATTATCTGGTTGGGGCATAGATTATCTCCTTATGCTGGAAAGGGTCCCATGGTATTGGGTGTACCGGAAGCAGGAGTTCCAGTTGCACCACTGAACATACCAGCTAGTCCACCAAGACCACTACCAAGACCACTAAGAGCGGCGCCAAGCACCATGCCGTCAGTGTTAGGCATTGGAATCGGGGTAGAGGGAATGTACTGAGGAGGCATATTAGCAGCTCGAGCATTGAGCTGACCGAGTTGTTGATTACGAGCATTTTCAAACCCATCGAGTTGGTTATCGAGGTTGGCTTGAATACGAAGCTGGTCAGAAGAAGCGTTGATCCTCTGCTGGTTAGCAAGAGCATCAGCCGTGCCACCACGACCCATACCACGTCCTCCGGAAGAGGAAGTTACCGCAGCCTTAGTCTGGCTGTAGTTACGACTGAATTGATTCGTGGCGTACTGGAACTGCTCTCGAGCCGCTCGACTTTGAGCCAGCTGGTTCTCGAAAGAAGTGCCAGTAACCTTCTTGTTCTGATAGAGACGATCCATCTCAGCAATGCCAAGCTGGCCGCGCTGCATTTCTTGGTTCATTTCCTTCTCGAACTCCTGCCACTTACGATTAATTTCAGCTTGCATGGCTTGAGCCTTAGCGGAGCTTGCGGATGCCTCTGCACCCATAACACCACCACCGACACTAGCTGCAAGACCAGCAATACCTAGTCCAATCATTACTGCCATGGTATGGCCTCCTTAATTTGTCTTAGGAATTTATCAGGCGAAAGCCTAAACTCTTCCATAGGTACGATAAGTCTGTCGACGTACGAAAAGTACTTCTCGAGACACTCGCGTTGATTTAGAAACATATGAGAGATATGCTGCGATGTCAGCTCGGGTAGACCCTGAGCCTTCGCAGTCTTTACAATAGAGTTGACCTGTCCAACGAAGTCCGATCTGGTCATCTGTATGATCAGGTCTACGGCTTCAGGGTCAATACGATGGAGCTGAGGAGCCCAGAGTTTTAGCACGGTATGTTCTTCCGTTACGATAGGCTCATCGCCATCTCGTTGCTCTAGGCATATATCCCAGAATCCGTTGGGGTTCATTTCACGAGCAGTCCAACTAGGGTGCTGCTCGATACATGAATGTGGTTTATAAATTTTAGTAAGTGCCCGCATCATAGCGGACGTACCAGAGCGCGGGGCTGACCCGGTTACTAGAATCATCGCGGTCCTCTTCTAAGGAAGTTTGGTCGCGTCTTGCTAGTGCTCTCGTTGAAGATATTACGAACTCGAGAGGTGCCACTGCCTCCGCGCGCCTCGGTAATTACTTCACCGCGGCGTACATCATCAGTCCACATCTTGATATATTCTTCTTCAGCTTTGCGTGAATTCTTAGCTGCTTCAACATCAACGTCGACCTGCAACCAGTCCTTCCAGAACTCACAAGCAGCCGACACTGTATCAATACGGTCATCATGCTTGAGTGCTCCTCTAAGATCCTGCAGACGGGTGATCTGCTTCTGGTTCTCTTCATCGCGGATCGCCGAAGTATTAAATACCAAGCGGTGAGCGGCCATGACAGGCTCGATGTTATCGATGATTCGCTTCTCCTTGGCTCCGCTAACACGGAAGTCTTCGACAGAAACCTGGCCGCACATTCGAGCGACAATGGGACGAAGTAGCGCAGATACTGCACCATCACCAAAGTTAGATTCAACGCGGATAATAGAGGCGTTGTACTGAAGAGCCTTCTTAGCAATCTTCTCGAGTACTGGTTCACTATATCCTCCTTCAAGCCCAATGAGCTCATGGATAACGATGTACCCATTAACAACTGAGGCTACGCACACTGCAGTTTCGTCAGCACCTCTACCCGCCGGGTCAACAAAGACTACGGTCTGGGTGTATGGGATGAATGCTGCAGCAGTATACATGGGATGATAACAACGGTCTCCAGAAATACCGAATGTCGGTAGGTTCTTGATAGGCTCAGCATTGGCCCACACCAGCTTCTCAGGGAAGAGTTCGTGGTCCACATCCATCACCATAAGATCAGCGAGTCGGAGTGGGTACCTGCCGACGTCAGCCAGCGAGCAGTCAAGTCTGTAATGAAGATCAAACTTAGTTGGTCCGATCTTAGCTTTTCTTTCTTCGAGCAGCTCCTGCGTAAATCGCTCGGGCTGCGTAGTCTCACCAGGTTCACCCGGCAACGCCATGATCCAGTCCGCCGCATTCTCAATCTGAGAAGAGATAGATGGATCCGGGATAACCGCCGGGAACTTAATTTGAGGATAGCTCTGTGCTAGCTTATTATAGATAGAGTCGCGAGTCTGGGGAGTGCCGAGCATAATCACTCGGCCACCAGGGTTACGGATCTGCTCGAGCTCGTGAAGACGGCCAAGCAGCTTCTCACGCTGGATCTCCGTATCGGAGTTACCCTCAATCTCAATATCATCACTGATAACAATATCAGCGTGACTACCAGTGATCTGGCTCGTGATACCACGGGCAAACACTGATGCATCCTGTCCAACCTTGCTACGCGCTCCACAATTGAAGGCAAAGGCATTGTCGGTCATATGACCACCAGGTGCCAGGTGGCTACAGTATGGCACGATATCGCAGATTCTGCGGGTCATGCTAATAAACTCTACAGCCTTCTGGGCCGTAGCGGACAACACCATAATACAGCAGTTAGGATCCCGTAGAAGGAACCAGGATGCCAGGATAGACGTTAGAACTGATTTACCGGCTCCTCGGCCGGCCTGAAGTTGCATATCTACTCCGTGCTCTTGCAGAGCATCCATCATTGCGTACTGGATAGGTGTTGGATCTACGCCAAAGAGGTATCGCATGGATGCATACAAATGGTTGCGGGCATCCTGTACCATCTCTTCGGGTACATCATCTGGGATCTCGTCCCAGTTAATTTCGGGGTTAATATTCATAGTTAGTCTCCTTAGGTAAAAGAACGAGTGAGCGTAAGCTCACCCGCCCTGGTTGATCTTGAACGGAGCTGAATCTTTCAGCACATTCTTGATATTTTCAGCTTGGATGGCAGGCATAGAGCCCTCGGAGGAATCACGATAATCCGTGAGTAGTCCACGAGCGACCTGAGCCCAACCAGCTGTAGGTTCGGCTTGCAGCGCGGAGATAACGGTCTCAAAGAGAACGTCCTCGAGCGCATCAATATTTTGCTTCTTCATTTCTTCTTCCTTGCTGGGGCTCGCTTAGGCTTGCCACCGGCACCATTACGTGCACGGTTCTTGGATGGTGATTCCAGGAACGTCGAGCCATCAGTGCGATGTGAGACATCCTTGCCACCTTTACCCATGATACCGCGTGCACGGCGGTTACGCGCGGATGCACGGCGCTTCGCCTTTTCAGCGGGCTTCTTGTTGATCTTCGCTTGAGCCTTCTGCCGACGCTTACGCGCGGCGGGGTTAGCCGCGAAGTATTTAGCTGTTCTAGACTTTGCTGCCATTCAGCACCTCCATCGTTTGCGGGCCGCCTTACCACGTTCACCAGTCCAGCTTCGGGAGCGAGCACAGAACGACTTACGTCGGCCTGCTGCCTTGCTTCCCTTCTTAACTTTACCGGTGACGGCAGTCTTAAGCTTCGACCCTGGGTTAGCTTTACGATATTTAGCGACACCCTTCTTGGTGAGACCAGCACCCTTCTTAACAGAGCGCTTCTCGCCTCGACCAACGGACATCTTAACATTCTTACTTTTACGCTTAGCCATCAGCGACCCCGCTTAGTCTGGGAACGCTTGAGAGCCTTACGGGTGGGAGCACCCTTGGTTCCAGGCTTACGCATCTTCTCGCCGCTGCCGGCCTTGATACGCTTACGCTTAGCATTAATGTTGTCCCATAGTCCCCGCTTCTTGGCGGGCTTCTTTTTACTAGGCATCAATACCCCTTCTTCTTACGCGGGGTTGCCTTCTTCTTAGCAGGACTCTTCTTAGAGTGCTTCTTACCGGGTTTTCCACATCCACATTTCTTACACATAGGTAAGTCCTTTCAAATGATTATTTAGTACGCTTAACCGAGTACTGCGAGTAAGCGGACTTAGTTACTACAGAAGCGTTGTTAGTAGAGCCTTTACGGACTCCAAAGGTAATAACATCGCCCACTGAAACAGTTATATAGCAGATAACATCTATGCTAGCTGATTCATGTCCTGAAGCATCTCGGATATACGAGGAAGCTCCCACGGGCCCAGTCTCAACTCCGTTGATCATAAACCTACCTTGAGGAGCAGGGCGCTGGCCGTTCGTCGTCGTCGCGATAGCTACAAACAAATGAGCCTCAACGCAGAGAGTGCCGCTAAAGTTACAGGTAATGCTATCGCTAGCAACTGTAAAGTCAGTACCAGCCGTGACAGGCCACGTGGGATCAATAGCCGCGAAGGCTGCTGACTGACCAGTAGGCTTACCATTATTCACCTCGACGTCAGAGCCGGGAGCAAAGAACAGATGCTCTAGCGTGGCTCCAGATCCCGAAGTACCAGGAGCTCCGGCAGGACCTGGGTTTCCAGTGGGACCTTTATCACCAGTGGGACCTTTATCGCCAGCAAACCCCTTCGGGCCTTGGCTACCTTTAGCACCACTTAGGCCACTAGTACCGGTTAGACCTATTTCTCCACGGGGTCCTTCGGGACCTCGAGGGCCAACTGAGCCAGCTGGGCCTTTTTCGCCGGGAGAACCTCCGCCTCCACCGACACTGGAGAAGCGATCTGCATCACGCATCATGCGTTCAATCCGTTGCTGTTGGATTCTGTCCATTACGCTGCTCCTTCTTTTTTCGCTTAGCTTCCTTCACATCCTTAGGGCGGACACGTGGAAGCTGTCTTGGGTTAGGAATCTTTTTTGATTGTTTTCTCATTTACATCTCTGCTCCAGAAGAGCAATCTTAGTTTCGTGAATTTGTAAACTGTTATTAATCTTGTGCTTCGCCTCACGAAGGCTTGACAACCCATCATGGAGATCGGCCACTCGGCCTTCCATCCTGATGTTATGTATGTCGATATTATGTAAGGTTTCGTTTAATTGAGTAACAGATGAATTCAGTCCATCGACTGCCTGGCCTGTTCGCTCAGCAAGCTCAAGAGCTCGATCAGCAGTATTAGCGGCAGAAGAAAGTCTCTTGCCAAAACTAATCCAGACTCCAATCAAGCCCGTCAGGGCAATAACGATCAGAGGCTGAGCAATAGCAGCAACAAACTCAAGGAGCTCAGTCCATCCATTATCCGAGGAGATATTAAACATTACTCTTTACCTTGACCTTGCAATCGTCGAGCCACCAAGATAAAAGCCAACAGCGGCCAGCAAAGCAGCGCGCAATTCAGGGAGAATGACGATACCCCGGAGCTGTTCCCAGCCTCCGGTGAAGAGTCCGAGCAAGTCCCATGGGGCTCGCTCTTCTTCGACCCAGACGTCGACTCCGATGAGGGCTCCAACAAATGGGGCAACAGCGAGAACCCAGAGTACTGTGAAGACGAGCACCCGACGGCCGACATGAGAACCACGCACAGCAGCCCGATCAGCGGAATCGTCAGCCACAGCTTGCTTCTGGAGGAGCATCTCAGTGGTCTTCTGTTGATTTTCAATGGAAGTAGCCATAAAACGAAAGATGAATCCCGAGAGGGCACCACCCAACATACTAATTAGTTCAATAGACATAATCTAATCTCCTAAAGGACCCACGTAGGGGCCAACTTATTCTTCAAGTGATATACGGAATGATAAAACATCCACCCCTCATCGGTGACTACAGCCCATCCACTGATACCCCACATAGTTTGGTAATCAGTCAGGACATCATCAAAGAGTCTACCGTTATATCCGGCCTTGTTAAACACTTCCTCCATACGAGCACGGAAGTAAGTCAAGTCGCATCCTGGGGGGCGGATGGGGTTACAATAGGCTTGGTGGAATCCTACCTTGGATTCAGCACCTTCGAACCAGTCACGCGGCGAGCCTAACCAAAACATTGCCGCGGCTGACCATGCACCATAATCTTTACCAGCGATAGTCACTAGATTGCTCCAGCGCTCTGCCTCCCAGAACAGTGTGATTCCTCCGAAAGCACTGCCACCGCCTGAATTAATGGTGATGAAAACATTCTTAGTTGGAAATATCTTCATGATACCTCTGAGTTGTGTGGCGTCGTCATCATCGACTACACCTGAGTAGGTGTACCACGCACCAGAAGCATCAACCGTATCCAAAGTAAAGTCACCGCCAAAGGTCGTTGAGACCAATGACAGCATAACGATCATGTATAAAAACAACTTGTTCATAAACTAACTCCGTGTTCCAGGCCAGTGTATCGGGGCCCTTTGATGTAAAGAAAGGACGCCGGGAGGCACAGCACCTCCCGACGCCCACTATGAGTAGATCCGACGCTGCTGCCCGTGAGACACTCCGAAGAGTTCCCATGGCTGCTGCCTTGAATAGCGTAACGTTATGGCGTTCGCACCATCCCCCACGAGTGAGGAGTTACTACTATGCAACTGCATCAGCAGTGCGACGGTCCTAAGGTTCAATTAATTAGTCAGCTTCAAAGTAGAAGTCAAAACGTACTTCCGCACCATCATCCCAGTTACTAAAGGGATATACTGCGGTGTTGTTGAATGTAGACTCATCCACGTTCTGGTAACCAGAGAATGCATCATTCCCTGCAAACATAGCGAAAAGACCACTCTTAAGTTGCGTTCCGTCCAGCTGGGTTACTGTAGTCTCGTAAAAGATCTTACCGGCATCTCCGTTCGGAGTTGAAGCCTGCCAGGCTACAGTTTCAGGGCCTCTATTATCGACGAAGTCATAGGTATCCGTTGCATAGATTCCCTTGCCAGCTGTGCCATCATCGGCATCAGAGTAGCCGGGTCCCCATCGCAGGATGCCAGCTTGGTTACCAAAGCTGCCTTGTCGTCCGAGGTTACCCCAGATACCTACTCTACCGACATCATCGGTAACCGGGTACGTCTGGAGACCAACGGGAGTCCAAGGATCGGGATTAACAGCAACATACGTAGAGGAGAAGCCACCAAGGCTCATCATACCTCCACCCACAGGTCCGCTAATGTTAGAGTCCTTCACCAGATCAGGCGGAATGCCCACTGCGGTGACGGTACACTTAATAAACTTACCTAGATCAGCAGACACCATAGTGTAGGAGCTGCTAGTTGCACCGACAATATCAGTATATGTACCAGTCTCCGTATCAGCGATTGACCACTGAAGGGAAGAGCTGGTAGCATTAAACACAGACGCAGATGCGGTCAGCGTGCCCCCAACACTAGGAGTACCAGCGACGGTTATAGTGCCACTCGGTGGGGAAGATCCGTAGATAGCCTGCGAATTTTCCTGAACAATATCAGAGGTGTTACCGGGTTGGTTATTAACCATCGTAATCCAAGTATCGAGGTCATCGCCTTGGACCATACCAGTATTAACGGTCGCACTGAAGTTACCGAGGTTACTATCGATGATGGCCCACTGGACAGTAGCACCATCAGTAGATGGGTCAGGGGAACCAGACGCCAAGTCAGCATAGTTCTCCGTACCCTGCATGTCTTGAGGAATAATCAAGCCGCCCATGTACTGCTGAGTTCCAGCAGGTCGGTAGTTGATATCACGCCAGACCCAGTTATACATAGAATTGAAGAAACGAGATCGGAAAGTATCACTAGTATACTGCTGTCCTTCAAGAGTCCAGTCCTTCCAAACATGACCGTTGTGGACCACCGAGACCGAGCCCGATCCCCACTGAGTATCAATGAAGTACTGGAGGTTTACGTTAGTAGCCTTCCAGCCCTGCAAGATAGTATTCTCAACGACAAGCCAGCCGTCGGTAACTGTGGGAGGATCTGCAGACCCAACACCAACCCGAGGCGGGCTGACGTTAGGCTGATAAATATCCACATGCGGGTCCGAGCGACCCCAGTAGTAACCGCCTGCATTGGCGTAAAGTTGCCAAACTGACCAGCGAGGGCTAGGAGTGTTATCATTAGCTGAAGTAGTATCTTGAGCCAGCACAGTCTGGTTTACAGTATAAGGTTCAGATCCGGAAGTGTAAGTAGCTGAAGAATCAAAATCCCCGTTAGTACTAACATCCCATACAATCGTTCCGCCACCAGCTGTGAATATAACCTGCGCACCAAAGACAGAGTCCTTAACGAGGAGGTTCAGCTGAGTACCAGCCATACCAACATCCTGAAGGTTGGCTTGGTGGATATTATTTCTTTGAAGTACAATGCCACAACCCATATTACTATTGTTCTCCACAGTACTCTCCATCAGATAGACAGCGTTGCCTACGAAAGCTGGAGTAGTGAAGACGACAGCATCCTTGGGGATGACATCCGTACCTACGGTATTGAAGTTGCTCTGAGCGCGAGTCCACTCAGTAGCCCCAACACAGGTCTTAACGGACTGATTAGGAGCATCCCAGTTACCAGCCGCATTATCACCGATGGTGACGCCGCGGAAGGTGGTCAATGGGGTAGCGTTTCGAGTAATAGTACAGTCTTTAATAATACTACCATTGCTGGCAGCCTGATTAAATGTTGTAGTACTCTGGTTAATCTCAAGGTTCTCGAACTGGAAGAAGAGACCGCCGCTAGCGTTCGTACCCGTAAGGGGATTCGGCTGAGCGACTTCACCAGCAGGATTGAGAGGACAGCTAACATCAAACGTACTAATCGCACGGCCAGCGGTAGCACCGCGGACAATGACAGGCACGTAGGGGTTAGTGTCTACTGTAACAGCAAGGCTGTCGTTCCAGTTAGAGTTAGCCGACTGAAGCATGAATCGGTACTGCTTATCCTGATCGAAGGACTGGGCATTGAGAGCCGCTCGAAGTCCTCGCTCAGTCGTAACAGAAACATCAACAGTATCCGAGACCTTAGTGAAGAACACAGAGTTGCGTCCTTCGGATACGTCTACATCCTGCAACGCGGGAGACTGAGTACCATCGCCCTGAAGAACCAAGGGAGTACCATGGATCGGGTAGATGATAGCTCGGATTTCCACAGGGTCACCGGCCGTCTGAGCGGACAGGTCGAGCGTGGCAGTATAGCAGGCGGAGTTAGGAAGGCTAGGATCAGCCTGCCAATCTCGGACAGCTTCCGTAGAAACGCTGAAGGGCGTTCCGTTATTTGCAATAAAATCAACTCTACTTACACCATTGGCATGGTCAGCAATAACGCTAACCTCAATAGTGTTATCCTCAGTAGCGGTGACCGGAGCTTCAATAAAGGAGCCAATGGCAACTCGCATGTCAGCCACAAGAGGATTAGATCCCGTGGTATCGGCGGGAGTCGCCGTGGAAGCCCATGAGCTGGGCGTCGTAGAGCCGGGAGTAAGATCGACAGTAGGAGGACCAACAGGATCCCAAGCTCCGTCAGTAGCGATGTGCTTGACAAGATCTGAAGCATCCACAGTACCACCCTGACCGTCAGACATCGTAGCGCCGCTTGCGTTCCATGATTGGCAAGAGGGAATAAATCCTTCCGCCTTGGTCCGGGCAACGAGATCCTTAAACTGAGGCCAGTTCATGATTGAACCATTAGGAGTGGAACCATTAGAGGTATTTCCATACCAACCCTTAGTAAGGGATTCATTAATATCAATAACAACGTGGACTTCCGTAGTAGCTGTGTCCAAGCCCCAGCCGTCCATTTGGACAACAGAGTTGCCTGACTCGTTAGGACGGCCCATGACCGTAGTTCCGGTACCATCCGTGGAGACACCAGAGGAGGTGGGCCAGAGTAGCCAGTGCTTAGCGGACACATAATGGAAGTCGTCCTTCTTCCCGCCATCAACAGTACGGGGCAGTGCCTCGTAGATCTGCTGGGTAGAAGGGTTAATGGTGTTTCTAATATCAGCAATACGCTTAGCACCAAAGGCAAAGGTATCACCAGCATCATTATATTCAGCAACCCGAGTACCGGCATCAAACGACATGTTGTCGAACCCAGCGGTCTTCAGGATGTCCCACTCAATCTGCAGGGAGTCCACAGGGTAGACCTGAGGTTCCTTGACTGATCGTGACCAACTCGGGGCGTAGGCCGCCAGATTGTAGTCAACGGTGGTGTGAGTATCATCAGTGTATGCCCAGCCATAGCCGACGTAGGCAAAGATCTCGGAGGTATAACCGCTGTCCCGAAGACTATCCAAGGCGGCGCTCCAAGAAGCGACAGTATCACCTACGACTCCACCAGCGAGGCCGGTGTCCGTATAAGGAGTATTATATACTGCGTGGAGAGTCGTACCATCAAGCTGGAAAGTATCAACTGAGGAAGTACTCATCAGGGAACCGGCATTGGCAGGGAAGTAGCCTTGGCCATCTTCACTTCCATCAAGTGGTTTACCGGCAGAGTACCCTCCGGGGTTACCAATAAGAACTCGACTAAACGGAGCGCTCGCGTCCTTGGCGGCGCCTAGTGCTCGGTCCTTAAGTTGGTCCGTGTACGCCAGGCGTCCATTAGTACTAGAGTCATCGAAACCGCTAGTAGGAGTCTTACGGAAGTCTACCGACGCGGTGCCCCACGTTTCTCGGTCTCCTTTAGAAGCCGCAAAGAAGGCGGCGTAGATAGGAGCACGGTTTACTGCGAGAGCTTCGATAAGGGAAGCATCGGCAGTCTTAGTTACATCAACAGCACCGGAATAACTACCGGTAGTCTTGACCCGGAGTTGTTCCCCAGCAGACACAAAGTCAGGATGGGGAATAATTGGGTTACCTGTTGTTTCCGATTCTGGATTATAAGGGATAAAGATAGACATGTAGTCTCCTTTGAGTTAGTGTAGTAAAAAGCCTTGACCTCCCGGTAGGGAAGCCAAGGTATGAATTATGGTATATTAAATAACTGTAATGTCCATCGTTGTACTCGATGGAAGTGTTCCTTCGTTAGGCGCAGTATGGGACGAACCCGTAGGAGGGAAGACAATTCCCGTGTTAGTTACGGAGCCCCAGCCTGGAGACTTCCAGTTCGCATCAGAAGCGTTACTAAGCTTCGCCATAGACCCAGCCGGGAATGAGATCGTCCCGCTCTGGCCATGCATGGCCGCAAAAGGCCCATCGGCTGTACCATCACTAGCGAATGTCATTTCGACGCTAATCGTTTTAGTACCTTCGCTAATTAGATCCTTCAAGCTTTGGGTTGCATTGTACACCAGGAAAACCCAGCCTCTATCTGAACTGTAGAATCTAAACTGCATGGCACCTGCACCGTCGGGCTCATCAAGAAGCTCAGAAGGCCAAGCAGGGATACCAGCTCCATTCCCCATTCGATAATACTTACCTGAACTGGTAAGAGCGTCTGCGGTGTAGACAACAGCCGTACCGGAAGGCACCGAGTCCTTAATACTAATAGAGTCGGAAACGTCTGAAACAGAGCTCCACCCAGGGTAGTTACCGTTGGTCGTAGTGACGTTCAGTACAATCTGGAGGTCGTCCATTTCCGTTCCTGTTTCTGCAAGAGCGCCAGTGTAAAGAGTGGCGCTGCTGCCGTCCCCGGCATCAGGAGTAATGGTGGCTCCGAAAAGAACCTCACCACCACCCGCTCTCTTCAAAGACCAGCTGTAACTAACATCAGTCGAGCTCTCTTTAATAAGAGTGGAACTGATGGACAGCGTCGTGTCTGTGAATTCCAGGTTACTTGCGTTTTCGATAATAACAACCGAAGTAAGTTCCTTGGTGCGATTATCCTGATCTTTAATTACATAGTCTGCCTCAGGGGAAGGACGTCGTAGTCCATCGCTGTCCTGATAAGGAGTAGCCAAAGCCTGAGCTGCCATGTTCATACTAGACCACCAGTCAGCCTTCGCTTCTCGCAGAGTAAGATAGCTGATGTTAGTTCCAGACCAACGCACTCCAAGCTTTCCTCCATCAGAAGCTGCAGTAGCCCACTGATTGGAGACCTCAAGAGTTTCCGCATCAAAGACATCACTGAACTTATCCCAAGAAACGGAAGTGAGGTCGTTAAAGCCAAAGCCTTGTTGTGTGATATAATTACCCGGGAACCGAGCCTTGTAGAAAGAATCAAAATCCAAACTGCCATTATAGGCACTGTAGGCACCAACTGGCTTAGTGGTTGACGAGCCTGCAACACCGTCAAATCCGGTGATACCGTTAGGCTCATCAGCACTGTTAACCTGCCAAGTAGAAAGCACGTTGTTTCTTAGAACAGGACGGAAACCAAAGTCATTGAGCCTAGCGCCTACGTTTAGGTTGAAGATACTGTAATTATATCCTGTATCAACAGAAGCAGCAGAGACCGGGTCCGTTAAGATATTGGGATCCAGCGAGACAGTGTTGCTTTCAAACAGCCACCGTCCCGGATACACATCATCATCATTGGACAGAAGCATGTCACCACCGTTGTGGGAAAGGTAGGACTGCCCAGCCTCTGGCGGGGAGAATACATTACCCTGAAAGAACAGGTTGTTCGTTATCTTCAGTCCAGCCATACCACCATTGATAATAAAATCATTAGCGGAGTTATCATTCCTAACTGGCATACATACACCAGTCATATAGTTATAGTGCTTGGAAAGGAGAAGCTCAGTAAATGAACCACTCCAATCATTCATATCAACGTCGCTACTAGTGTAGACAAGACTAGTACCAGAAACAGTACCTCCAGAGAAAGCAACGTCATAGTTGACACCAGAAGGCTCAACTACGGCCAGCATAGTAGGAGATGCATTATTCTTAAAGAAAGTTGCCAAAGTGCTAGTCGCAAACTCAAGAGTAACTTCCCCACTGCCTGATGCATCATAGAGAATATTGGTGACGCCCCAGTCTTCATTGATGGGCTTAGTTCCGATGTCCTCTACGATCCCCTGATCACTTTTCCAGCCCTCGGGTGTTTGTACTCCGCCCGGAGCTTTAACCCAAGAATAGCTACGAACATTATAAGTCTCAAGACTAGTTACCCACTTCTGGTAACCCTTGTCTGAGACGTCTTGGAAAGAAGCCGCTCGGGTGAAATCAAGGAAAACGTTATCTCGGACGGTAGCGTTCTGGTAGGCGCTCTTGTAGAGAGAAAGCCCCTGACCATGGCACGTCACCGGAACGCAGAAGACATTTCTCTCGACCAGAATAGGAGGAGACTGTTTATCCGGCCCTTGGGAGGCATTAAGCATAGCCATTCCTGACTGAATCTGAGAGAATCTAAAGGTACTATCTCTAACAATCGTATGGAATCCGGTTGTGTTGGTGGGATCCCAATCGCTAGAAGCAGCTGCGCATCGTTTTGAGGCCCAGATAATATTACATGAATCAATGAGCTTGTACGTTCCTCTAAGTCCCGTAGCATTGCAGATAATATCAGTGTTAGAGATCGAAACATATGAACCTCGGGTGGTAATAGCTCCTTCGGAGGAATCACCAAACTTCCCAGTACAGGCAATTTCGCAGTTCTCAATACTAGCATTAGCATCTGCGTAGAGGATCTTACTTAGAACAGGAAACCTAAAGGTTCCTTTATCCGTAGGAGTGCTTGAGTCACCGTAGTCAGGAGCATAGTAAATATGGAGGGTGCGATCTGACTTGTGAATCAGGCACCATTCATTGTCATTAAGCTGGTCGGGGTTACTGCTGACAGCGCCACTGACATATTGATAGTAGCTACCGCCCTCACCCTCGATGTACTGTTGGCTATCATGGTCCCAGTCCATAGGACGTAAGACACCATCATATTCTAGCTCATCAGCTCCTCCGCTTAAGCTTGAGAAGTAGCGGTAAACACTACTGGCATTCAAGTTAGGTCCACAGTGCTGGTTAATCGTAAAGTATTCCGTACCATTTAGCTGGTTAGCTGTAAGAGCTGCAAGAAGAGTATCCTTACTTGGGTTTGAAGCTACAGTTTCACCCTTACCTGCAAGCAGAGCAGCGGGGGTAAGGAATCGAATCTCTGTAACATTTCCAGACTTAGTCTTATACTCGCTGTCATCAATATCATAAGTAGTATCGGATACCACACCATCACTAATGGTAGAAATCGCGGCGTAGTTATCCTCTTGTTGGCTGTTCGATGAGAACTTGTTCACCGTATTACGGTCCACTGCAATGGTAAATACCCGACGGTCCGGAAGGACGTTAGGAAGGACCTGCATAATCGGAGGAGCGTTCTCGTTGTTTGTTACCTCAGCATCCATCGGAATAAAGAGTTGATCCTCGTCTGTCCGGATCAAATCAACACCGTAAGGCTGACCGTCGTTTAGGTTTGGTGCGACCTCAGCGGTGAAGACCTGCAGTCCGCCCGAGGAGGTATTACCCGGAACAGCAGACCAAGATCCACCCAACTCCTCGATGGTCATAGCACCGTAGATGGTTGCATCGGATATAGAATTGTTTTCTCCAACGACGGCACTAAGGTTCGTAGAACCAAGCTGCTTCTTTGCAGAACTAGCGCTTGCAATAGAAGCGTTCAGTTCATCTCGAGTAGGACGGAAGAAATCTCCGCCGTTGTCTCCAGTAGTAATATCCCCAAAGTCTCGCCAGCTAGTGGACTGAGAGTACGATCCACTCAGGCCCTCAGGGACCACGAATCGAGGAACATCGTTGGGGTCAATTACGGTTGTCAAGCTTTCAGTAGGATCATACATGACCTCTACACCAGGTGCCGAGGAACCTGTAAGGGTCGGAGTAACAGTTACCGTACTTCCAGCTGCCACCGAGATGGTAGCGCTGTAAGAAGGGACCGTATTACCATCGATGTCAATGATCGCACTTCCATCGCTGTAACGACTACCAAGTTCGACCTGAAGGCTGCCAACTTTATTGGCTGGGGTAATGTAAGTAAGAATATCGTTTGAGTAATTCCACGTACCATCAAATCCTGCTAGATTATTTGCAAGAGTATTAGCTGTATAAAAAGGCATCATGAACCTCCAGTAAGAGTAATACCAGTAGCAACCACAGATTGTCGGTACCACTCGTAGGTAAAGTTTACACCATTAGGTGTTCCAGTGCTGTTGTCTACGATAACGGCCGTAGCCTGATCGAGTAGGACAGCTGGATCAATTTGAGAAAGATCAAAATCGATAACGGCCATAGGAGACTTATAAAGAACACTGGATACAGCATTCGTAGCAACCCAGTTAAGACTTGCGTCAAGTACGACTACGAGAGAACGTATTGAAGAGCCCTCGGCTAGGTTGTCCCATACACCAATGCCGGGCAGGGTAGTAGTCCCATCATCAGCCCCGAGTGCAGCGAAGTTCAAGAGATCCGCGAAGCTGCCCGATGAAGGGAAGACTTCGGACGTCGAGACCTGCTGAGCAAAGTAATAGGATTCACCGGCCGCAAGAGCGGGGAGGATCTGAGACGAATCAATAGCTGAGACGGTAGAGACGAGGTTACTACCTTCTATGCTATTGATAATATTATTGAACGAAGAATCCAAAGAAGATCCACCTTTAGATAGGCAGTCTTCGATCCAAGTCACAAAGTAATCGGGATCACCGTCATGGTATATGAAGCATCCGTAGAGAGCTCCGAGAGCATAGGACTGATCCTGGAAGCGGCCTACCAAGGTCTGCTTATTATTAATCAGGTACCAGTTATCCGAGGTATCTTTCTTTACATCAAAGGACTTAACAGGACGGGTCCTCGAAGCCTGACCCAAGCGAGCCAAGGCGTAGTTGACGTCAACTGATTGCGTTGACAAGATAATACGGCTAGTAGGATCTGAAATATCCTGGAGCACGTACTCGCCGTTTGCGTCAACAAGGTATGTATTGATTGTAAAAGTAGACATAAGATTTGTCTCCTAAATAGTTAATGAAAAGGCCCTCCCCCAGTTTCCCAGAGGAGGGCCGGTCGCCAGCTCGTGCTTAGCGTGAAGTGTTTTATGAAGTGTAAGGTCCGATCTTTCTGATCGAAGCCTTAGCGTTTTCGATATCCATACTACTAGCACCCGAACCGGTGCTGTTCTCGAACATGACCCTGACCTGAGTCCCTTGCTGGAACTCACGGATCACCTGATACGAAGACATGTAAAGTCTTTGGGTGACATCTCCAGTGCCCGGATCAAGACCGCGCATATGGAAGTTGGTTCCCAGCTTGACGAAACCAGAGCCGGGGTTAGCTTCCACATAGGACATTGCCTGAGTGTCGGTACCTTGGTTAAGGCCGAACTGCGTGGAAACTTCATACAGCCCGTCAACCGGACAGGTCCAAATACCAGTAGTCTGATTCCAGTCAGACGTCTGAGCAGTACCGTAATTAACGGAAATTCCAGTATTATTAAACTGACTGGAGTTACCGTACGTACGCTTAGCTTCGTTAGCTGTTGCTACCGAGATCTGATCCTGTACACTGCATTCAATGTAGTAGACAGATTCCAACGCCTTAATCGTCCCAGTGGGGACAACGGTCATGGTAGGCTGAGCTACATCAGAATCCTTGGTGTAGAAGACATTGTAGTGACCATAGCTAAGCGGTCCGCAATCAGAGCTAATAGTAGGCGATGCAATACGAGAAACACGAATATCGTCACCATCCTCAGTAATCTCAAAACCATACAAAGCATGGGCAGATTCAGAAAGGAATGGGTTTGCGGCATTAGTATCATTAAGTAAAATTGGTTCTACAGAGATCAGCTGCCTGCCAACGTAAAAGTTAGACCACAGAAGGGTAGTTGCGCCCACAACGAAGCCTCCATTCCAACGCCGAGTCTGACAGTAGACAGGCTTACCTTCATCGGTAACACCAACACGCTGCTCGACAGCAATAGCCCCGCTGGGGGTGTTAACGATGTCCGCCTCAATCACTTCAGAAGCGTAGAGAGTAGCATCGAAATCCAGTCGAGTAATAGTCGCAGCGTGGTATCTAGTTATAGCAGCTCCGTCTCCAATATCTCCTCGTCCCATTACGTACATAACGGAATCACCGATTTCAACATCGATAACTGCAGAGGAGGCGACAGAAATGTTATTGCTGGCGCTTACGTTTTCTGGGGTACTATAGTTTGTACCGTCAATAACCTCAGTACTACCATCCGCAGAAGTCTTTCTAACCTGAAACCATACGTTTGTTCTTTGACTGCTGGTGATAGCAGTATTCCAGACCGCCTGAGCCAGAACCTCAACACGACCCTTAAAGGGTGAGATCCATCCTTTACCACCAGATCCTACATCAAGACCGGCGGTCATCGAAGGATCACCACCCATCTTGAGGTCGGGGTAATTAACTGTATTCCACAGGAATAGGAGAGGGTAAGGTTGCCCACTGGGATCAAGTGAACCAACTACAGTCGCCCCTTCGCGATTCTGAATGTAAACGGAGGGAGGGGTAACTCCATTAATTGCCGGGGTCCGGTTGACCCACTGGCTGGAAGCGCTATCGTAGACAAGGAACTCACCCTCGCTAGGAGCGGGGGCGGTGACATCATCAAGATCACTCAGGACACTGTCCGCGTTAAGCGGAGCAGCACCATTGATCGTAGGAGCAACGAGATCTCCTTCGACAGTCACAAGACCATCAAGGACAATATTAGTCGACTCGACTTCAACTCTATCCGCATCACCACCGTTGACGAGGAGACCATTACCGGTATCCTCGAAGAAGGCAGCCTTAGCATCAAGAGCTACAAGTACTGCGTCAAGAGGAACCCCGCCGGCATCGATAATACTAACTGAGAGCGGCGTCCATGCCGTGTTGGTAACATTGCCGGCAGTAGGATCCGTAAGAAGAACAGAACCAGTAACAGTACCAGTAGTGAGAGGCATAACACCATCAGCATCGTAGGTAGAGATAAGGTTATCTGACTGCCAAATAACAACACCATCAGAAGAAGAGGTAGGGTTAAGGAAGTTAGCACCTGAAATTTCCCAGATACTACCCCCGAAAGAACCGCCACCACCACCTGAACCGCCCTCGGAGAGAGCACCGAATTCAGTGAGCTCCTGGATTGCGAACAGGTTCTGGTCACGCGAAGCATTGAGAGACTTAGAGGTAAGTCGTGACCCAGGCTGGAACGTAACGGTGGGACTACTGACGTTAGTGGAACGCCGAAGCGTCACCGGTTCAACAGTAGAAATTTGGGGAGGAGAGACGTAGAATAGCTCAGAGTATTCTTGACTATTATACGTGATTGGCTCCGGGATGGTTACGCTGACTGGAGCATCAACCTGAATGCTTTTGCTTTCTTCGTTAAACGTAATACCTTCACCGGAAGCGAAGGTAGCATTCGTGATTGAGCGGAAAGCATCAAGGTTTGCTGAAGAAAGAGCAGCTTCGCCTGAGACTGAGAGAGTGGGACCACCAACGTACGGGATGTACTGGATGGTTTCCCAGCGAACAATGATTTGAGCTTCTGCTGGTACATCACCAAGCAGTGTCAATGTGTTGTAAGAAAAATCCGAATCTCCGAAGGCCTTGTCGGCGAAAGAGATTTCAAGAGAACCGGGAGTGTTGAACTGAGGCATAGCAACCTCCTTATGTGATAGGATAGAAAAGCCTCCAGCCATCTTTCGACGACCGGAGGCCGAAAGGAAAGGAGAACTCAAGAGAGAGAAGAGTAAGTCTGTCTAAACTTACCCTTGATAATCATATTAGTAATGTTCACAGGAGTGAAATGGTCGGACATAATATATATTTCGACTTTCTCACTGAATCCCATGATCTTGCTAACGAGCTCACCTTGGTATTCGATACTGGACAATGGAGTAATAGAATCAGCAAAGGTATCAGTACGCAGTCCACTAAAGGACGTCATGTAAGATACCAGATCTTCGCTTCTTTCTTCATACTCTGTTTGAATGTTAGTTGAAGGCCTACCGGCTCGAGTCGTGATGACATCATAGTTACCGGTATTGTAGTGCATGGTCTCCATGGAGGCCAAGTTTAGAACGCCCTGCTCAGGGTTGTTGTTTTCGCCACGGACAAACTGGGTCGAGAGCTGGATAAGCATGGTGTATTGTTCACCAAGCCAGAACTCTACCTCATCAGCAATCTCACCATTTAACTCAATATCAGTATACGTTGCCGTAGGCTGGATATTAGAGATCGAGTAAGACTCACCTGAGATATTGACAGCAGCATACTTAAGAGCTGGATCAAGAACCGCTGGGATTCTTACCATAGTCTTAAATGAGGCCGGATTGAACGAGGCATTGAATGCAGAGGGATCATACAGCGGGTTGGTGGTATCACTACCATCAAGCGGAGTGCTCTTTAAAGAGATCTTGATCTTCTGCTTCTGATCGAGTCGCGGGATTTCAGGGTCATCGTATCGCATATGTTGGCGGTCGATAGAATAATCGTCGCCACGCTTGCTAACCATAAACACAAAGTTATCCCAGGACTTGAGAGCCTGAATCTCTTTACCCTTGTAAGAGTAACGATAGAAGGCGTTCTGGATAATCTGGTCACCACGGTATCTAGTAGTAAAGACGTAGACATCCGAGGGACTATCAGCGTCCACAGCAAGGATACTGTCCTGAGGGGCAGCAACCGAGGTGGCACCGAAATTCTTAGGCAAGTACTTGGGGCAGTGGGTAGACAGTTCCTGCGCAATGGCGAGGGTGCCACCAGTACCGTAGTACATATAAAGACGCTCGGCATCGTAGAAGAAGATGCTGTTACCGAGAGTCAGAGGTTCCACCAGCGGAGCCGTGGAGTAGAACGTCATGGGCTGAAGTGAGGCCGTGAACGGGGTGATCTGGTTCTCAGATCCCTCGAGCTCGTACTGTGTATCAGCATCCGTGTTGACGAACATGTACTCCTTGAACGGCACCATCGAGGTGATAGGGGTATACTTGTTAGTTGAGGCAGCAACATCAATGGGGTCGGTATCCGTAATAAGACCAGGATCATCGATCCACAGATTTGTGAAGTCGTTATCTCGTGAAGAGAACATCGTGTCACCTGAGGCAAACCACAACCGGTTGCGGAAGGAAGACAAGGCAGTGATCTTCGCCATCCTGCCTTCCTTAAACACCGTTGGTCCTGGGTTAGTCTCATTATCACCAGTTGTTCGCTCTTGCCACTCAATCGTGGACCACGACCAGCCTTCGGCTGTGAACTCGAGCTGCATAGGCATACGAGCATCATCAAACAGACAGAAAGGTTCTGGAGTACGGACCTTCATGAAGCTAGGGCTAGCCACAGACTTAGCAAGATAGTAACCCGGTGACTGGCCAAGATAGCCAGACTGGATATAGAATACCTTGCCGTCTGCAGAGTTGGTGAGAGGAAGATTCGGAGAAGAGTTGGTATCAAGATCATAGAGATCAACCAGCATTTGAGTAGCATTGTTGTTACCATCAGTCACGTCCACCTGAAGAGGAGGAACTGTGAGATCGTTGAAGGTAGGCAGCGACTGTCCAAGGTTATACTTGGTAGAGTCGGGGTATTGCCAGTCCTTGACCTTAATACGCTTCGGGGTTCGATCGGTGTCGAGAGCAGGTTGACCGGCAGCAGGGACAAAGCTACTTTGGTCTGTCGCGATGACAGTCCATAGGTTAACATCTGAGATATCCGAGTTTGGTGCAACACTAGTCTTAGCCTGAAGTGTATAGTAATGATTATTAGCATTAGTGCTAGTGATATTATTACTTTGGGAAGTAATACCCTCTGCCACGCCGGGAGTTACCAGCACCTGAGTGCCGATAAGGTATGGGCTGAAAGTATCATAGTACACTGCAATCTGCGCGGGGTCAACCTTGATAGCAGTCTTGTAGTCGACCTCAAGTCCACGGGTATCGTGGTTGGATGGATCAGAGCCATCCTTCTGAGTACCATCGAGGTTGTACAGAACCCAAGCGTCGTTGACTTCATCATACGTGGATGAGTAGCCAGCCTTGACTTCGGGGTTAAGGAACACCAGGTTCTGACCACGAGTAACGATCTTGAGATCAATGCTATCACCATAGGTAATGTAAGCACGGACGTCAGGATCTACGTCACTCTGATCTGCTACAGTCTGGTCGATAAAGTAATCGCCAGCCTGCTCGTAGTACCAGACATAGAACAACTTATCGGAGCTACCACTGGCGCTACGGTCAACGGCCAGAAGGTAACGGATTTGATCTGAAAGAGAGTGCCAGAAGAACTGAAGGTCGGCGCCAGGAGTGACAGCCAACACGTCGCCGGTGAAAGCATCTGTCGATCCCTTGATCGGCATGTTGTCAGTACCAGGGCGCTTTTCGATCGAGCGCTCCACTGAGCACATTGCATTAACCAGTTCTTGGGCTTCGCTAGGCAGCCGCTTAGGCGGAGCCTGTCTACCCACACCACCTGACAAGGTGAAGATGGGGATTTTGGTTGAAAGAGTCTTTCCACGGCGAGGGTTATTCATCAGCTCGTCCTTCCTCGCCACTGGCGAGCATTGGCACCACCACGCGGACGGAAGACAGCACGGCGGGTTTGATTATCCGAGGCATCCCAGATAGTTCGTCCCTTACTTTCTATGTCGCGGGCCTTGCCCTTGGAGTTATAGATCATTTCATCTTGCATGAGATAGCTATCCATCTCACCATCACCCTGGGTAAGCATCTGGTACCGTCTAGCCGCCGAGGCGGTGACAGCACGCTGACCAGGAGTGTCGATATCTTCCCACTCGACCGTTACGATGAAGGCTGCTCGGAGTGTCTCTTCACTGTAGGTGGACCAGTCAGAAGTCTGATCGGTCACATTCCACAGAAAGTATGAGTTGCCACTCTTCTTGATCGAGACCCTGACCGCGTTACCATCACTGTTGAAGATGGACGACAGAAAGTCGAGGCTGATAATAGTAGCGGGGAGATAGATCTTATTAGTATTAGTATCAATAGCCAGTTCCGTGGTGTACTCGTTATTAGCGAGACCTCGCATCTGGAAATCATTAGCATAGTTATCTAAGAGGTATTCAGCAATGCTGGTATCAACACCACTCAGAGAATCAAGATCGGCGACAATAGCTTCGCCGGCGGCGAGCAAACATTGGTTCACCGCATCCAGTCTAGTCATTTGACCCATGGTGGGCCTCCTTTGCAAAAAATATAAAAGTAAAAAAAGGCCTGAACCGCGTTAAGCAGTCCAGGCCCCAAGTAAAGTCCTGGCTCACATCACTGGGACGGGAGCGTCAAAGACGTCGCCCGGGGTTTCCCCCAGGCGACGCGCTAGATCTTACGATCAATAGATACAGATCTTCATCTTGTGATCACCGCCCATCCGTGTGTAATAGAGTAATTAAACTACACGATCAGATGGGAAAATATCACGCGGTGACGTAACCGAAGTCACCACCGCCGAGATCGGTAGCGAAAGCAGCGCGGTCAGCGGTTGCCTTGCCGACGATCGCCTTGGCGAGCTCGGGCTTGAGGACACCGGTACCGCTCATCATCGACGCGACCGTGAAGGTCGTGTTACGACGAGTATCGTCTTCGGTGTCAACCACGAGTCCGGTCTTGCGGAGAGCCGCAACGCACTCGGGCATCCAGATAAGACCACGAACCGAGGCGGCAAGGCCGTCGACTTCGTACTTGGCCATACCAACGGTACCAGCGACATCGTCCTTCACGGGGATGTGGTTGGACTTGATGATGGTGCAACCCATGTAGGTCAGCGAGTCAGCGAGACCGGTCATACCACTGGAGAAGGGAGCACCGAGACCACCGGCAGCAGCGACGCCACCGAACATGGGCTGCATGTTCCCAGCCTGCGGCTGAGTTTCAGCCACACCGAGACGACGGATCGCCTGGAACAGCTTCGGCGGGACAGCGCAGAACGCCTGGCCCATCGGGACGTCATTTTCCTGACACTCGACGTTGAACTCTTCGATCGCCTCGAGGACGTTGAGAGCTTCGGCAGCCGAGTTCTGCGCAGCAGAGCCGACGGAAGCGTCGAAAGGCTGCGGCAGAACGAGAGCGCGGGGATCCGCACTAGTCAGGCCGACAGCAGCGGCACCAGCGATGTAACGAGCGATCTGCTTGTCACGGGCGTTAGCCAGAGTCTGGCCAGCCTGTCGCGCGAGTTCCTGACGGTACTCCCACTGCGTGATCATGAGGTCGACGTTGTCGAGCTCGAAGTGAGCAGCCATCGGCCGGTTGTCCAGCGAAACAGCAAAGTTGCCGGCGGACGAGTTTTCGCCACCGAAGAGGTATTCGCCAGCACCCCATTCAGCCTTGAGGCTGACGGTACCAGTGATGGGGAATTCCATTTCGCGACCCGAAGCAATGGACTTGCTCGTGACGCGGCCTTCGAACATGTTGTACTCGTCGTACGCGTGGAGGACTTCGCCGGACCAGATGGGAAGCCAGAGCTTGGCGCTGTCGCCAGCAACGGAATCAGTAGCAGCGGTAGGAGCGCCGTAGCGGTACGCGAGGTCTCCGGCACCAAGAGCGGTTCCGGGCTTGAGATTGGGGTAAGAAGGGATAGCCATAGTAGTTAAACTCCAAAGTTAAAAGAATCAAAGTGAAAATGTGAACAGTACACGATATCAGGACGCCAAGTATATAAGTTATTGCCCCAGCTGGTGGGATTCTTAAATACAAGGCTAGCAGTCAACACTGTGTTAGTCGGCTCGTTAGAGGGACACAGTAAATCAGCTAAGCGTACGCCAGTCAGTTCGTGCCGCGCGAGTCTCAACTGCCATTCGGAATTGATCATCACGCTTCATACGTGGGTTCTGCATGTCCATACGGTATTCCGCCATGGACTTGTAACCCGGGAGCTCTCGGCTGGCTTGCGCCGTACCGGGAGCAACAGCCTGCTTCTTTTCAGCCGACGGTTCCGCATTGGCGGTTGCCTGCTGATAAGCTGCAGCGAGCCCTCGAAGAGTCAGCTCTGAGTTGGGACCTGCGAGTTGCGCCTGCAAACCTTGAAGCCGTTCGCCGGTGTAATTATTCGCTGCCCAACGCAAAATCCTCGAGAGGTTCTCTCCACCACCCACCAGGTCGGCAGCGCTGGCAAATGCCTGGCGTCGCTTGGCCTGCTGAGCAGAGAGATAGTCATCAACCATAGCTTCCGTAAAGCCGGTCTTTGCCTTAATATCGGCTCGAGCGGCTTGCGAAAGCGTTCCAGTCGTGGCGACTTCCGTCTGCCACTTCACATAGTCTGCATCCGTTACCCTAGCAGGGGTATCAGCCGGAGGAACTGCATCCACGGCTTCGGGTTCAGGAATACGGAGCTCACCCAGTACCGGCTCGGGCGCAGGTGCGGCAACTTCCGGAGCGGGAGCTGCCGGTGCCTCAGTCTGAGCGGGAACATAGTCCGGGTTATCGGTAGTACCAGACATTTGATACTGACGCTTCAAGTCAGCAATCTCCTGTTGGCCTTGCGTGAATTGTGCTTGTGCACCCTTGAGTGAGTCGAACCATTCGCCAGCAGACTTGAAGTTACCGGGAATCTTGTTCCCTTCTTCTTGCACATAGCGCTCGAACATCGCGCGCTCATGGGCAGCCTGCTGAGCCTGCTTGTCAGCCAGAGGATCAGCGTTAACCGCGTCAAGTCCAGCCATAGCTTCAGTCGTCATCGGTGCATCATTACCAGGAGTAGCGGATTCAACCACTTGCTCCTGACGATAGTCTCCATTGCTTTCTTCAGTCATATTGAATCTCCTTAGAGTGCCGGCGGAGCTTGTCCACCTTGCATCATGTTCATGGCAGCATCGGTAATACCTGATGCAGCAACTTGCCCCATACCTGCTCCAGCGCCTTGCGCGGCACCTTGTGCCATCGCTGCTTGAGCCTGCATCTGCATTTGCTGCATCTGTTGATCCTGCATTCGTTCATCAGTCTCATTCTCACTACGGACCCAGTTACGCGGATCGAAGCCAAGCGAGGAGATGAGAGCGATACCATACTGGTCCCAGCGAAAGTGCTGGATAGCCTCTGGTGGGAGATTACGTACCATCTCGCCGAGCTGCATGAGCCGGGTAAGATCGGAGTCTCGGGACAGAGCCTGAAGGCCAGTAACAATACTAATAGATAGACGGCCATTAGTTGTAAACTCGGAGGCCAGACGTTCATCAATCTCTTCTTCACGAATCATGAGGTTGATAGTACGACGGACGATAGGCTCGAGCAGTGCTCGGGCGATAGCACTGAACGCGCCGCCGAGAACATTCTCGATTTCCATACCAAGCATACGAACTTCAGTAGCAGTCACGCGGTCGGCCGAGCGGATACCCGCTGAGCCGAGAAGGAAGGCAGCGCCAACTTCTCTTCGCATCTGCTCGACTGCCGTTTGGGCAGCGCTGAGCTGAGGACTAAGAGATTGCGCAGGTGAGAGTGTGAACACGTCTTCTGCGCGGGCACCAATGAAGGCGCCAGTCGGGGCCAAAGCGACATCATCAATATCAGTGATTCCGGAGGGATTAACAGCCATCCAGAATGTGCTTGCAGCAGTCATACCGTCAATAAGAGACTTAGTGTATGACTCGAGCGTCTCGATGTCACCGAGGATCTCTTCGACATGGGAACGACCGTAGTCTTCACCAGTCACACCGATCCAGCGGAGTGCCATGTATGGCAGATCAATATACTCACCTTCATCGATCATATCACCATCTGAGTCTTCAGCATAATAATCCCAACGACCTTCCTTCTTGTTCTTAACAATGCGATGGAACTGAGCCTGATAATCAGGCAGAGCCGACATAGCATTCCAAGAAGAGGGGAAGAAGTTGTTATCATAAGCCTCGATCAGAGGGCTGGTGGGATCCTTGGGAACCCAGTCCATGTAAATAAGCTCGCTGAGCGAGCCATCAACGTCGCGACGAACGACGTACTGATCCATACGGTAGACCTTGAACGTGAGGTTATCTTCCATGCAGACAAGGCAGTCACCATTAACGATGAGCTGCTGAAGAGCGAGGAAGAGACTTTCACGGAGGTTTTCCGATGCCAGTTTCGTGTAAATTTGATTTGAGAGCGACTCCATGTAGGAGAACGTCTCAGGTTCTGCGGCCTCGCCGTTGGTCAGCTCGAACTTGAAGAACGGGAGATCGTTCAACGGAAGCAGAGCGGACAGCATTCGGCTAGCCATGTTAGTGACGCCTCGAGCGGCGACCGAACTAAAAGGCTTAGGCAGTTCACCATTATTGGTGATACCTTCAGGCGGCAGAAGTGAGGGAATAGTCAGAGAACTCATGTAACGAGATCGCTCCAGCTTAGTCGCTCGAACTGAATCGAGTGATTGAAAGCGAGCAGCGAGTGTGCCATCAGTCTGATCAGTCCCTGGTTTTGCCATGTTAGCCATAGATCACCTCTCAGATAGGACGTGAGGTAGAGTTAGAACCACCAAGGCCTTGAGCCATGGCAGCTTGAATCGCGTCAAAGTTGACAGCGAGATCATCATCATCTTCTTCTTCACCAATAGCAGCCAGCTCGACACCGAGTGCCTTCTGTGCATTGGCCAGATCGATTTCCTGCGCACGAGTCTGCTGCTCAACGAGAGCCTGCATCTCGGCATCCTGCTTGGAGATCTGATCTTCGAGTGCAGCGGTCTGCTGCGCCGCCTCGGCGAGCATACGGTCGTTGTCGTCCGCCTGTCGCTGAAGCTGGGCAGTCATCTCTGCATCAGAGATGCCGCCTTGAATAATTGGAGTTGCGGAACCCATGGGGCACCTCCTTACGATGGTCTAATGTCTTTAAAAGTAACGCCACCACCTGAAGTCTCGACGGCACCAGCCGAAGAGAGTGTTGACGCATATTCCTTCTTCTGCTGCTCTAGCAGCTGCTCATATTGACGAGCATCAGCCGCGGCAGTCTCTGCACGGGCAGAGTTAAGCTGGTTACGACGCATGACGTCGTTACCTTGAGAGATAGCAAGACCCTTACGCTTCTCAAACTCTGCCTCAAGTGAGGCAAGATCCTTGAAGTTCTGAGTCTCGTACCTCTTGGTGGTATCTGAGATAATCTCATTGAGGACAGCATCTCTGTCTGCATCTTGAAACAGCTGGCTACCAGAGGTGTGCCAGGTATGTTTCTCCGCTGCAGCAGAAAAGCCTTCTTCCATTCCAGACATCTCGGCGATAGCGCGAGATTCTGCAAAGGTTTGAAGGATTCCATACTGCTCTTCGGCCTTTGTAAATTTCCTAACCATACCATTTGTGATACCAGTTCCCTGGAATACGTAGGCATCATTACGGTTTTGCATAGGTTCCAACCAACTCAGCGTCTCATTCTTAGGATCGTAGATATCTTTCATAGAATAGCCGGTGTCGGCCTTAAGTTCTGTTTCAATATCACTAATGATAGAGTTCTGGCGATCTTTAAAGTCCTGTCGGACCATAGCATCAACAGAACCAGCAATATCCTGCTTGGCAGGATTGAAAGTGTCCTGCTGGCCAACGCGCTTGTTGGTCAGAGGATCAATGAACGAGGTGTCCACAGCCATCTGTTCAGGCGCCTTAACGTTCTTGAGTTCATTCAGCATTCTGCTAGTTTCCTGCATCTGCCGTTGGGCAGCCACAGAGTAAGCACCTAGCGAAGAAGCGGACTGGTTGGTCTGCATCTTAAGCTTAGAACTTTCTAGCTGAGTCTGAAGATCAGAGAACTTTGCACTTTCAGTACTACTAGCAGTGTGGAGAGCATCCATCTCTGCAGAGAACCTATTACCTTCCTCCACAAACTCTCCGTAGAGATCTGCTGATTGTCCCATACGCTGCGAGCTATATCTACGAGAAGCATTAAGACCTGCATGGGAGCGGAGCCCGTCTGCTTCACGCATGAAATACAACGCATCGTCATTCATCCTTCCGTGCTTACCCATGTGCTGGGTTCGCCGTAGGTCCTCGTTATAGTCACCGGTTAGAACGCCGGCTGTAAATTGGTAGAAGGTATCACTTTCATCAACCTTCGAATTAGCTACTCGGTCCATACGTGCTTCAGTCTGACTAGTCTTATAGCCACTGTAGGCGTAGTAATCATTGAATAGATTTGAGAATTCCTCAGGCATTGCTACCTCCCTTCATATACTTAATGTACATCTGATCAAGTTGTGCAAGAACATGTAGTTGCCCAGCCAGGTATGCCTGCTGTCTCGCAATCTGTTCACTGGTAGCAGAGCTATCGTAATCAGTTGTCTGGATTAGCGTCCGCAGCTCTTTTGCTGCTTCCTCTAGGCTTGGCATTGAGCTTTTTCTCGAGTTCATTAACACGCTCCTGTAGGAGTTCAATCAGTTCAGTAAAGTCTTTAATAATTAGACGGAGTTCTCCGCCAGAGACCTGCCCGCCACGAGCGAGCTTGGCCTTCATAAGTTCGAGTTTATTCATTGGTTATCCTTTCCGGATTCGATATCCACCACCTCGCACGAGCCACCGGCGCATGCCAGAGTCTGTGCAGATTTGGTGTTATCTTCGGTTTCGTACTCACTGAGCTTGTTCCAGTCAATGACTGGGAAAGCAGCAATAAGCACTTCGTATTGTTCCTTCGTGATCTCTTCGTACGGAGCCTGCTTGTACACATGCTCAGAGCGAGGAAGGAAGGACAGACCCTGAGCGATCTCCCAGTGGGAGCCGTAGAGCTCGGCACCAAGTGCCATGAACTCCTCAGGACGATACTCAATAGTAACCGACGGGTTATGGTCGGTCCAGTTGTTCTTAATATGAGCCCAGTCTTCTAGCATGTCGTGGGCTGTACCTCGGGTCGCGGGACCGTCGTAGCCGACAACAAAGTCAAAGACAAAGGTGTTGGTGGGGTTGTTTGCACAGTCCTCACCAGGTACTCCAGCATCAGCCATCAGCTGGTACAGTGGATCCTTCTTGTCACAGCGGACACGACGGATGTAGTACGGAGCGTAACGATGGTGAATACCAGAACTGGAATCCACAAGACAGGACACGGTGCCCGAAGGCTTGACCGTAGTGACTGCCTTAGAAGTCTCGATATCAAGCTTTGCAGCCCAGTATTCGTTGACCCTCTTGGCTTCCTTACGAGCCGCTTCGAGTGTCTTCTGATTGAAGACCAGTTCGCGGTTATCTTGGATACCAGTAAGTGAGACACCCAGCAGCCGCTCCTCTTGCGAGTTACGCTGCCAAGCCTTCCTAAGGTAGGGGAAGTGAGTACACTTAGACTGGACCGTGCCGATGATCGAAGCGATCTCGACTCGCTGCATGAGATCAGTAGCGTCCATATCAGGCCGAACCACGACTTCCGTCAGGTTACAGAACTGGTTAGGACGGAGAGTGATCTCACCACAGGGGTTAGTACCGAAGTTGTGCTCAGGATCTCGTCCGATATCAGCCGAGCAGAGCTTAGCAGCTTCACGATTGAAGAGGCCACGCTCGCCAGAGTAGCTACGATAGATCGAGAGCCACTCTTCCATGAACACATCCATCTCTGGCTTCTCAGTATAAGCAGCCGAGTTGTTGGCGAGGGCTCGATACGGGTGAGCCTCCCACCAGTTGCCGGACTTGGCACGAGCCATCTCGTGGTCATCCAGATCCGACAGGGAGATCATAGCCGAGCGACGAACGCCACCGACGATGACCGAGTTGGCAATGACACAAGCCATGTCATGCACTTCAATAGGACGAAGACGTCGGCCGCGTGCATTGTACATCGTGTTCGTGATGAACCGCATACAATCTTCGAGCGGCACTGGGCCACTTGCACGACCACCGAAAGTCTTCAGGCGTGCTCCCGCAGGGCGCACACCAGACACATCCCACGTAGGGTGGACACCACCGAGAAGGTTGGAGAGCAATGCCTTCACGGCATCTGCCCAACCAGCCTTCGAGTCCTTCACCTTAATGACGACTGAATCGTCTCGAGTGATGTCTTCGGGGATGATACTCCACTTGTCGATAACACGGCGCTCGACTGAGTAGCCGACACCAGTACCGCACATGAGGATGTAGAGGAGCTCGGCCAACGCGATAGGCGAGTCGAGCTCGAGGTATGAACAGTTATATACACAGGTGTTATCTCGGTCCGCAGCGGGACCAGCGGTCATGAGAGCACGCATGCTCGGCATAACCTCGAGATTAAGGACAGCCTCGCGGATGTCCACGCGATCGGAGATCTCGGGTGCCTTAGTAAGCATCCAATCCCACCATCGGTCTACAGTTTCGACCCAGTCCTCGCGGCGACCGAGGTCGTCTCGCCAGCGGGCATATTTAGATTGATGAATAAAAGTCTGAAAGGGTGAAAAATTAGCCATTAGTTGTCTCCGCTCGAGCCAAAGCCATCAGTGTCTCGAGCAGTTGAGGACAGGTCCTCGAGGCTTTTACACTTAGTAATAGATGTGATACAAGGTACGACGACCAGCTGACCAACGCGGTCACCTACATTGAGGCGCAACTGTGCCTTGATAGGATGGGGGTCTCGTACCATAATGATTTCGCCACGGTAATCAGAGTCAATGACTCCACACGTGTTGGCGAGCTGGAATCCCTTGATTCCCCAAGATGAGCGGGGCAGCAAAAGCCCTACATGATACTTGGGAATCTCAACGTGGACGCCAGTGAGAAGGCGGTCACCTTCAATAGTGTTAATAAAGAGATCCAAACCTGCCGAACCATCAGTTGCGGTCAGGGGATCGAACTTACCAGTAGTATAATATTTAATAGTCATAATGTATTGCTCCTTAGCTTCCTTAGGTGTTATCTCTACTTACGTATTTAGTGTAGCCCCTTAAATGGGCCATTCCAGTCGCAAATCCTGAGGATACGAGCACAAGCTCGCATTGCCTCACAGTACTCCTCGGTCAGTCCTTTCTGGTCATACATAACCCGAACGGCTACCGAGTAGTCTCTAGGGCTGAACTTCTTCAGCCATCTGTAAGCCTTAGCCGGGCCTATGCCGTCAATACCAGCGAAGTTGTCTGTCTTATCGCCGGTAAGCCACTGCTTATGGAACTCGAGATCCGCGTTCCAAGGTGTCTGAAAAATTTCCTCAGCTTCGTGGGTGACCCTAGACCTGGTACCATCCTCATTCTTCTTACCAGGATGGCTGTACTCCGGCCGGAAATGCCAGCCGGGTACAGACATTAGATCCTTATCGAGCGTCACAGCGATAGCCTTGCCATCTGATGCTGCGATGCCCATAAGGTCATCTGCCTCAAGAGTTGGTACGAACTTATCACGTAGGACATCTTCTGCTAAGAGTTCCTTCGCATATGAGATCCTCGCACTGAGAACCTCGTCGACCGTAATCTTGTCACGTGAAGCCTTGTATTCAGGCCAGTGATCACGTCTATAGTTGTCTGCCCGTTCGGCTGAGCGGGCGATGTACACATGCTTGACACCTGGAGGCGTCCAAGCTCTAATCCGCTGCCGCAAGAACATTGGCAGCTCTTCTGCATCTGAGCACACATAAGCCGAAAGGTGTGCAATCATGTCGCCATCAAGAATGGCTGTAGTTGGTCTCTTCATCAGAAGTCCTCCTCGTCACCGGGGAGGTGATCGTCGTCAAGTTCATTAAACAGAATGTCCAGTGGAGAGATCTCTCCAGATTCAAGACCTTCAATAAGCTCGGTGAGCGTATCTTCGATATCCTTCTTCGAACTATCAGAAAGATCAGGATCCTCCTGAGCGAGATCAATTGCATCTTCGAAGCCAGCAATCATCTCCTCGACTTGGATATCAGCCCTGAAGATCCGGCAGCTCGAGCAAGAACACTGGAAAGAGTACCGTGAGGGGTTAGTCCCACAGAAGTTATCAAGCCTCTCCAAGAGCTTCTTCTCAAACGTCTTTTCGTCCTTGTCATTATAAACAAGCCACGTGTAAAGATCATCATAGTCAGGGCGTCCTGCTTCTACGTGCTGATTCATCCACTCGGATTCGTGAGCACGCCACTTGCCATCAGCCAACTCATTGGTACGTGTACCAAGGAAGATGAATACGGATACACCAGCCCAAGCCTTAACGAGCTCAAGTTCGTTCTGGAACCGTACATCATCAATGATAACGAGACGCTCAGTGAACAAAGGATCAGTGCACTTAGCTTCTTCAAGTTCAATTTCCTTGAGCTTAGCATTCATGATATCAACCCACTTACCAGGGCGACCTTCATCAGCAATAGCCTGACACCGCTCGCGGTACAGGTCATGCTTTTCGTTCTTGAATATACGCCAGTCAGTATAGCCAGCTTCTTTAGCTGCCTGCTCACGGACGGGATCTGCGAACGAAATCCTGATAGGCTTACAATCGAGGTTGATACTCTCGATCTCAACAAAGTCTGCGGCGGTGGTCTTTCCGCTTCCTGCCATGCCACCAAATCCAAGTACAAACATCAGCAAGTCTCCTTGATAAACTCGCTAACGAGCCTATTTGGGTAGAACGTCTCTTTAGTAGGGACGTTAAGAAAATTAAGGATTTCCGAGCAGAGCTGAGTACAGCAAGCCGGAGTCTTCAAGCCGAGATGTCGGCCAACATGGTGGAACAGAAAGCACTTGACTACGCTACCCGGCTGGGTAGCCTTCCAGTGGTTTGCTCTCTGCTTGATGTAGTCGATCTGATACCCGTCAATCGGGATCTCACGACTTTTCCACAGTTCAACGTTATGAATCTTATGGACTGCGGAAGTTCTAACCCAAGTATCCGTGGGTAGATACGAGACGTATAGTTCCTTACTAGCCTCTCCATGGGTGTTTACGCGAATAGATACATGAGTAATGGAGGAGTTGGTAGCACGCATAACCTGCTTGCCAATCCAACCGCCCCAACCATATGCAACAAGTTGATAAGTAGACATCAGTGACAAGCACTCCAATTGGATCCGACTGCGAACTCAGCATCCACAGGGCAACGGAAACCTAGACGGTCGCCAGCCTTACGGGCTGATGCGACAAGAATATCACCGACTTGATCGGCGACATCGGCAGGACAAGATACCTGCAACTCATCATGAACCCATGCCATGAGTGAGTACTCGAGACCAGCGTCGTCGAGCATCTGCTTGGCAATAACAAGCCAAGCCTTGGAGACGATAGCACCTGCACCTTGCAGAAGTGTGTTGAGTGCCTTGTGAGGTGAACGGACCAGAACGATGCGGCCATCGATCAGCTTGAGGTTACCTTGTTCCATAGCCTTGAACGTCACAGCATCAACGAGCTTCTTCATCGCAGGGATCTTCTTGAAGAACTGATCCTTCAACTTCTTGCCATCCTTGGCAGAACCGCCAACGATAGATCCGATCTTGCCATCACCAGCGCCATACAAGAAGGCGTAGATAAACGTCTTCGCACTGGGACGAGTAAACAAGCCAGCAGCGTGCTGATTGTGAGTGTGAATGTCACCTGACAGAATCTCGTCAGAGTACGCACCACCATCATATACTGCCATGTAATGAGCGAGACAACGCAGCTCAATACCACTGAGGTCACAACCAACCTGGACGTGACCTTCGTGATTAGGACCAAACAACGCTCGACACTGCGGATCCGAAGGAACCTGAGCGAGGTTAGGCTGTGAGTGTGAAGCGCGACCAGTAGCCGTACCCTGTGAATTGGTACGACCATGAATACAGTTATCAGGCTGTACTCGGATGAGCCAGTCAGAAACCATAGTGAGCTTCTTATTGATCTCACGATACTCGAGACCGAGCTTGGCCTCGTAGTAAGGCAAGCTACTCATAACCTCTTCATCCACGATTGGGTAACCCTTCTCGGATGTCTTGGCCTTCCACTTATACTTGACAAGCAAACGGGAAGCCCACTGCTGTGACGACCCGGGGTTGAAGCACGTAACCTTATCCTTGAGCCTCTTGCCAGTCTTCTCGGACCAGCGAGACTCGATGATATCAGGGAAGGTCTTACGAAGCTCATCTTCGATCTCCGCCTTACGGACAGTCAGTTCGTACTCGAGCTTAGATCCTGCATCAGCATTGAAGCCGAAGCCGTCACGAGTCATATCCTGACAGATCGCAGCAACCTTCTGCTCAAAGTTCATGAGCTTGTGGTTAGCCTTGATCCAAACCAACTGCTTATGATACACGGAGATGTTAGCGTCAACATCCTGGATACAGTAAGTGAGCATCTCCTCACTGAAGAACTCCCAGCCACCATCATAATCCATCTTGTAATTACTAGCATACCGAGCCCAATCCTTCAGAGCGTGACCAGCCAACCCCTTGGGAAGCTGAGTACGGTCAGGATGCATGAGCCTGCCGACGATTAGAGTGTCAACGAGCTTGGTCTTCGCCTTAGGCTGCCAACCAAGTAGCTTATACAAGCAGGGAAGATCATAACCAACAATATTGTGACCAATGATAACATCAGCTGTATCGAGGACGTCGAGTGCCATCTGAAGATTATCAGGGCGAGCGGCGTGGACTTCGCCAGTAGTAACGTTGGTGACAACAATGCAATGCACGGTATCGGCTCGCTTGTTCTCGCGGCCTTTCTTATCCAACTCAAGATTAACGAGGCCGTTAGCCTCAATATCGAAACAGAATACATTCATCTACGCTTCCTTTCTAGAAGTCATTAGGCATATCAACAGGCTCAAACGACACAGTGCCGTCATCACCTTCAACCCACTCAGTCTCTTCCATGCGCCCAGTGTCACGGTTGTAGTAGATCGCACTAGCAATACCTGCTCGACCATCGAGCCGGTTCTTGAGTACCCGCACCGTAGTGGTGTTGGCAGTGCGTTCATTGGGGTTCTGGCGATCACGCTCGAGCGCAACCACCGTGTTAGGTACCGATGCCAGAGCACCGGAACCACGAAGGTCTTGCATCGTGATGCGTGAACCTTCTTCGAATGCCTTGTCTGTCTTCTTGAGCTGACTGACCACATCGATGTGGACACCAGTTCGGACAGCAAGCGCTCGCATATCTCGCATCATCGCATCAATGATCAAGCGCTCGGAAGCGCCGCCATCAATATCCTTGCCGTTGGTATTCATAAGACCAGCGGCAGCAGCGGTGATGTGATCGAGCATGATAACCTCGACACCAAGCGACACAGCCATGTACTCCATACGTGCGAGCAGGTTGGCCATGGCGTTATTGCCAAGGTGATCGTAGATGTAGATACCAGTATCACCGAGCGAGCGACGTGCCTCGGCGTACTCTTCATCCGACAGATCATCGATGATTTCCATCTCAATAGTCGGCTCACCCATCTGCTCAAGCAGCTTGTTCATCATCCGAGACGAGCGGATCTTACGAACAGGCTTGTTGAGGATGAGAGAGATCATGTCGTCCATGGTCTCCTCGGGTGATTCCTCGAGCATGATCATACCGACCTTACGACCAGCGGTCGCGTGGTGGTATGCCAACTCTCGGAGGAAGGTAGACTTACCAGAGCCAGTACCGGAAGCGTGCAGCGTGATTTCGCCTGAGCGCTGGCCGGTGAGGAACTTGGTAAGGTTCTTGAAGGGGAATGGCCACACTGCCATGTTGGCAGCAGACGAATCGCGCTCCGTGACCGCACTGATGTGCAGGATCTCGTCGGGCGAGTAGACAGTGGCATTCCACATACCTTCGATGACAGCCTTCGAGTTGCCCTTAGTGAGACATTCGTTGGCATCCTTGAACGGGAGCGAAGCAATCTTGGCCTTTCCAGGAGGGAGGATATCGGCTACCGCCTTGGCAGCGTCACGTCCAGCGTCATCCATGTCGAACATGAGGATGACTTCCTCGAATTTGTTAACGAACGAGAGGTTGTTCTTGATATCCCGCACAGCACCAGCGGCGCCATTGGGAAGAGAGACAACAGGCCACTTGCAATCTTGCAACTGTGAGACCGTCAAGCAGTCGACTTCACCCTCCGTGATGACGAGCTTCTTACTGGTGCCACCCCACAGGTGCTGACCGAACAGCTCGCAGCCACGAGGTGAACCCACCCAGTGGAACTGCTTGTTAGGACCACGCATGTGCTGCGCAACCAGTTGGCCTTCCTTGAAGTAGTTGGCGATCTGGATGTCCTTACCATTGATCTCAGCCGTTTGGTAGCCGTATACACGGCAGGGCTTCGTATCAATCTTGCGCTCGTCAAGGTGGCGGATAGCACCGCGGTATACCTTGAACGCCGCGGGAGTAGGCTCGACCGTGGTCGAGCCATCTCCCTTCTCGAAGTGCTGACAAGCAAAGCAGTAAGCACCACCATCACTGTAGCGAGCGAGGTTGTCGCCGCTATTGTCCTTACCGTTCTCGCGGCACTTGGGGCACGCTTCACGGTCGACGACTACATTTTCAGAAAGAGTTTGGTCATTCATCAGGCGTTCCTCCAGGCGTTAAGTGTGGCGCGATATTCATCAGAATCCTTTAGACCCGCATCGGCGAGCTTCTGTAGATCGAACCCGAGTCTAAACTTAGTGAGGTTAGTAATTCTACTAGCATCACCCTTACCTGCATCACCCGACATACGACGTCGGGCCTGCTTCTGCTTATTGTGCTTTTCCTTACCACTGAGCCAGTCATTTTCTTCATTCATCATCGGCCATCTCCTTAGATACGCGATGCTTGGCGAATACAGGCCACGCATCCGCAAGGTTGGGTATTACGTTCCAGTCAAGAGTGAAGCTATGTTCTTCACCCCACTGCTTAATTAGAGTTAGCTCACGGACTTGCCAGTCATCCACCCAGAATGATGCTGTAGTACAGGCATCGAGGATTGACTTAGAGAAGTTATCCACATCACCCTTAGGAAAGGGTAGTGAAGTACTCTTCGGCTTCTGTGCCGTGATAGTAACGACGAGATCAAGCGGTTCCCACAAAGTATCTACGTCCTTCGTAGCTTCAGCAATAGCCTGCGGGGCTACATCACGAAACGTCTTGTACGGACCGTCTTCGTAATAAGTGCTGTAATGCAACTTAGGACGTGCACCGCCTCGCACCGCACCCTGGTTAACAACCCGGGCAACGGTGCGAGGTGCACACTTAGTGATTGGCTTGACGTTGATTGTACGATTACCGGATGGTACGTACATCAGAAGGGAAGATCGTCGTTGTCTTCCGCAGTGACAACGTCTTCATCCTCCTGAGGAGCCGGAGCTTCATCAAACGAAGGAGCAGCACCACCGGCATCGGTGAAGCCACCTTCAACAGCATCGAAGCCGGCTGCGGCGCCGCTTCCGAACGTGCTGTTCTTCTTGATGATCTGCACACCGTCGAGGTAGATGCTGAGCGAGTTGTCTCGCTTGATCAGCGCCGGGCTGAGCAGAAGCCGGACGACATCACTGCCGGAGGCAAACTGCTTGGTGGGCTGATTCTGGGAATCAACGCACGGGAATGAGGTTTGCCCATCCTTGACGAGGATACGATTCTTGAACTTGATCTGCTTGACGCCTTCATCATTTTCCCAGACACCGTTGACCTTCTTGGCACCGGTTTCCTTGACTGCTGCCTTGACCTTAGCTTGCAGCTCGTCGGTGAGTGTAACAGTAATGTTGAAGTTAGCAGTATCAGCACCGAACTTATCATCGGGCTTCATGAGGTGGGCGAACGAGACGTTGAGGTTTTGAGTGATAAACTTAGCCATAGTGTGATTCCTTTCAAGAGCCATCAGGCGAACTAGCGAACATTTTCGAGCATAAGAGGCTCGAACGCAGCGTACTCTCCGTCGAGTACAATGCCACAACCCAACATGGGTCGCTTAGAATAGATATTAGAATAAGCCATGTAGTCAGAACGTGGATCGGTACCACATCCTACCTGCATGCCGAAGTAGCGGTCACGGTGGTTGGCGCCATATACAACGCCAGCCTGAGCATGGAAGTGACCTTGCACCAGTGAGGTGAACTCATTCTGAGCATTGAGGAACGCAGCATTAATCTGGTTGCTGCGGCCCTTATCGCCGTGGCGATAGATGACACCATCGATCTCAAGATCGTAGTGACGGGGATGAACGTTCCATCCACGGGGAAGACCTAAGATTTCCGCTAAGGAGAGAAGAAGACTCGGCGGAAGACCAACCTCCGCTGCTTGCCTTGCGGGCAGAGCCGTATGGTTACCTGTCAGATACTCCACATTAGGAAACAGATTAGTAAGACGGGCAACCTGCGCACGTGCCTCATCGAGTTCCTTCTCGATTGACTCCAGGCCGAACTGCTTCTGGTGGAAGCTGATGGCGTGGAAGTCGGCAAGGTCACCGATGTGGACAACGCGATCGCAGTCCCACGTATCGTACGTCTGATACAAGAAGTCTGGATACTCATCGAGCATTGCTGGGCAGTGAGTGTCGCCGATAACAAGGACTCTAGCCATCAGGCGTCCTCCAGCTGACAGTCAAAGGGGTTATCGCCGCAAGCCTCTGCACAGTTACAGTTGTCACAGGACACGACATTAAGGACGAAACAATCGTACTCATCAAGCGAGTTGGTATTAGTAATAATCATAGAATCTCCAGTTTGATAACCATAGAATTAGGAATCTTGTGGACGCTTGAGCATTCGTTCTGCCCGAGCGTATCAGTGAGGACGATCCAGCCTTCTGGACCTTCATCATCTTGAGCGAGTACATAACCGACAGTACTCATGACCGGAGGAGGCTGCTGAGCGAACTCGGCGGCATCCTCCTGATCAACCCAACCAGGGCCACCGCTTGTGGAAGCGTCGACCCAGGTAACTCTAGCCAAAGAGGTACTCTGACTCAAGAACATCGGCAATGTCGAGGCTTCCTCGCTTGGCGAGGTATCCTCGGGCGTGGTGGCCGGACGGTACTGGCCTGCCGGCAAGTTCTTCGGCACGGTCGAGTAGAACTTGGAGTTGGTCTTGTTGGTGAATCTCATGGAAGGTCTCCTTGGTAACATCGCGGAGCATTGGCACGTAGTTAGCCATTACACCGAATGAATCATGAATCATAGAGAAGAACTCGATACCCATATCGCTGAGACGATCAACGACAAGGCTCATATGAGATGCATCGAGAGAGTGAACAAAGTTAGGTGACATTGCCGTCACCGCTGCACGCGGATCGTGCTCATCAGTATAGATACCGAAGTTTAGCTTATGGTTAGTAGCCTTGAGATTGAAATCTTTATGCCAGATTCGAACACCAGCGGGATGTGTTTCAACCTTGTGGTAGTAATTGATGACCTCGAAGCCAGATGGAGTAATCCAGCTAAACGGCTTCTTGGTCTCTTGGAAAACCCAATTAGCAATTGCCTTGACAAACTCCTTGCCGTTATTGCAATGCTGCATAGCGTGATCCTTAGCAGAACAGATCAAGCGACCCATTGCTTCGGCTGCGTGACGCTGTTCGTCTTTCTCAGCCCAAGCCATGTGGCCTTCAGTAAGGACGTACTTGGTGACGGCCCAACTGCTGATGCCGTATGGATCGCACATGACCGAACGCTTGCAGACCTTACGAGGAATGCGAGGCTCGCCCGTTTCCTTGTCCACGTAGTGAGCAAGGAACTTGTCGTGCCAACCATGGTCATCAGTAACCTGAAGCATCTCTGTGCACTCATCAGCAACAAGCTGATACACATCGCGAGGACGTGGGTGTGAACAGAGGTTGACCTCGGGACCAATAGTCTCATCTCGAGTAAGAGCGGCCCAATGCTGGATGCCGTTACACGAGCCATCGATTTGGACAGGAACTTCAGAGAGCCCTTCATCGATAGCCTTGATGAGATCGAAGATTGCTGCAAGCCGTTGGAACGTCGCGTTCTTCTTGGGTGCATCATCCTCGTACATCTCGCGGTTGACGATCGGGTCTTCTACTACGGCTCGCCAGATTTCCATCTGAGAGTCGCACCACTTGACACGAGCATCGAATGAGATCTTGTCAACCCCGAAGAGGTTGGCAAGGTTAACCTTGATCCAGTAAAGACCAGTATCTGTAACCTCGATAGGCGCTGCTGCTTTCAGCAAGGACTTATCGAGATCACCACCTTGTGGGTGGATGAGATATGAGTCACTGTAGAAGCGACCACGGAAGTCACAGAAGTATGCATGCCAGAAGACCATCTTGCCGAGGCGAGTGGCTTCCTTGAGGCGGAGCATATGCTGAATCCTAGAATTCTCTGTGCGGTACCATCGAGCCCACTCGTCTTGACGAGCTTGGATCCACTTCGCGTATGCTTGTGGATCTTCGGTCTTGTCAGGCTTGTTAGGATCGGTAGTACGTGGAGAAGTGGAAGACGACGGTGCACTACCGAAGGCTTCTTCGTTCTCCCAGAGCCACTTCATAGTTTCTGCGACGACGGGGTTGATCCGCCACTCAGAAGCCTGAAGAGTATTGATAACCTTTAGAGTGGTATCACTCATATACTGCGGGTCACCAACACTGGGCGTAGTAGAGTTCTCATCGCGATACGAGATACGACTAGTACCACGAAGAGTAAAGTCCATGAAGCCACCATACTCTTCTGACGTCCAATCCACTGGCTTACAAATCATTGGCCGGCGGTTAGGTTGAAGTGAATGAATGAAACCTTCTGATCTGGTGTGTAGATACTCGAGGAGCTGTTCATTCAGCTGGACATGAAGAGTCATACGCTTGGACTTATTACCGCGCTCTTGCACAGGAACAAGTTTGATGATATCGTAGGCAGCAGCAAGCCGAAGCATTGCGTGACCGAACTTATCCTGCATGGCAAGCGAGGGAGCATTCCATGCATCAACCTTCTTGATGAATGCCTTGCGGCGGCGGTTATCCCAGTTCTTGAAGAACTTCGTCTGATAACGAAAGAACTCGGGCTCTTCATCTTTAGCGGCAAACCACTTCTTAAGCATAATGACCTGGCTGGATACAGCGCGAGCCATATCCTGAGCCTTGGGCAGGTTATACTTGTTGAGGTGATTATCTGCTGAGTCGGACAGGATCTGTCGGATGGATAGATCAAACATAACCTTGATGATTACGAATGCCATTGACTGGCTGCCGATAGTCTGAAGTTGAACCACCCAATCTGGAGTTCTGTTCTGTACATCTGAAGTCTCACTAATGTATGTATCCAGGCACTTAGCGAAATACACAGCATGCTCTTCAACCACATCGTTGACGGGAAACTCTTCGTTATCAAGACAAGACTGCTTGTACTTCATAAGCATTTCGTGCTTCCATTGTTCTTCTTCAGCAAGCTGCAGGTTGCGCAGCATACTTTGCTTCTTGTCATCGATTGAATTCCAATAGGTCATCCTTTCATTTCCTTTCTAGAGAGGATTGAGTGTGGAATATAATACTATCTCTACTTACGTATTTAGTGTGCCTATGGATGTATGAACGTCTGTAGTGTGTTGTTACTCCACTTTGGTTCGTTGACCTTCTTAGGTAGAGCACCTGTATCTTCTATAAACTTAGCGATGACCGCTGTTGCCTCGTCTCGCTTGCCAGCTTCACGCCAGCCGCGAAGCCGCAGCTCAACGCGAACGCCGAGCTTCTTATCGAGGAACTTGACGGCTTGTGCTGCCTTGCGGATGCGGTCAGCATCTTGAATAGATACCGAAAGCTTAATAGTCTTATGCGTTTTCTTTGACATCGATTAGCTTCTCCATGGGGACAATGAAGTTGTCTTGGATAGATCTCGAGATGTACTCGATATCCTCTCGCTGAGACACTTTATACTGAGTAAGGTAGAACTCGCGGTCAATCATAAAGTGACCGCAGATCTTCTTGCTAGAGTTACGAAGGACAAGGAGCCAGCAGTCGTTCTCACGCATCCACTTGGAGTCGATCTCGTAGATGGTCTGCATTTCTGAAGGCATTTGCTTCTTGTACTCGTGGAAGGTGAACCTGAGCTTGTGAGTGAGAAGATCCAGCTGGTGAGCAAGAAGAGTCTGGTAACTCGTGCGTGTCTTGCCCGGGATCTTGAACATTAGCTTCTTCTTTTTCTTAGCCATCGGTGGTAGCTCCAGTAAGGAAAGAGGGATGTGAGCGGGACTTGTTGTAGCAGAACCAGTCATTAACAGACTTGTCGAGACGGTAGTAGTTCCGGTAGGCAGTGACGGTATCGTCGTCCTTGTACTGGTCAGGCATACACTGCGGTGGGTCAACCCATCCATTAACTGGGCAGTTGTCCGGGCTCTCGTAGATCACACCACGGAACTTCGTGTCCGTCAGATGCGTCTTTCCGTAGCGGTAAGAGTACTCATCACACAGAGCGACGAAGTGATTGTCCAGCCAATGGTAGTGGTTAGTAGACTGGCGAACCCACACCGCTGATGGGTGGTTGGTATGAGTCTTCTTGTACAGGCTGTTAGCGTCAGCCCAGCTGTCGCCATCAAGCTCACGGTGAGCGGTTGACAGCAGCTGGGCAGACTCGAGGATCATCTTGACTACATGACGATCGCACTGCATCTGGGCTGCTTTGGTAGGGCAAGAGTCAATGTAGAAGATATTCATCAGGTAAGGTCCTCCAGGCGTGGGGTTTCGTAGAATCGTTGGATACCGTGGAAAGCGGCGAGTGCTCGCTCCCAGCTTGCGCCACGGCTATGTTGCCAGCCATCCATAAGATATATGGCGCGGCAGTCAATCAAAGCCTTGACATCACGAAGTGCACACTCCGTGTAGTTGTAATCCGAATCAGGCGGGTCATCAGGATCAATGCCAACCTCTTCGTCGAGCCGAGCAGGGTTGATAACAGCCCAACCTTCCTTGTTCAGCCGTTCTTCGATTTCGTAGAAACGAGGGAAGTTGAGTTGAGGGTAACCGGACATTGGTCCGGCAATGTAGATTTTTCTGTTAAAGTAAGTCACTGAGAGAATTCTCCATAAAGTGCTGCACGCATAAGTTCCCAACTACTGGGGATGTAACCAAAGCCACGACACATGCTAGTACACTTGGTAAGTAAATTGGTATCCATGCTTGGCTCATCGTGATAATGATACAATACCCAAGCCTTCCAGATATCTTCTGGGTCGTTAGTTTCTTCCCAGCTAAGCTCGCTGGTATCACGATACCACACTTGCATGTTAGTTCCATCCTTGCTAACAGTGAGCTTGTAGTCCATGGATGGCTCAAGCTCAGGGAATACCATAGTGATGTCAGGTGATGGGATAAAGGAATTGATCATCGATCAGCCTTTCGGTTGAGGGGTAATTTGAGGTAGGTTATCCAGCACACGAAGCAACGCCATGTGCCTTTACGTTTGACTTTCATATTGAAAGCCCTGCAGGTGTGACAATACATTTGATCACGACCTAACTTCATTCAGTACATTCTTCTTCTTCTGATGACCACGCGTTGGGATCTTCATCACCAGCGTCGTGACCATGAGGAGTTGGATGTGAGTGTGAATCAAGCATTGTTGAAGAACCTAATACGGGCGTGATCGTACTGATCAG